AGCAACAGATGAAGAAGGTAGGACAATCCTAAGGGAAGGTCGTACTGAAGAAGAACCTGATGAGATCATTGGTCCTACCCGTGAGCCTGGCCGTAATGAGCCCGGTGGATACATGGTAGGGGGGATCCAAGATCCAAAGGTTGGAAGCCCCTTGAAGGGCCTAGCAGACGCCACTGAAGGCATGGTCTTTGGTATGGGTGATTACCTTACTGCAGAGATCAACAAACTCCAGTGGACAGGGATGGAACCCCTGGACCGTCCTAGGAATGTCAATAGTGAACTACAAGATGCACTACGTGATGCTACGGCACAGATTGGACCTAGTGTTATCATGTTCGCATTGGCTCGTAAAGGCGCTACTAATATCCATGCTAGAGGCATTGCACCTTCTAAAATACAAGCACTAGGTAATGACCCTGTGTTTAAAAGGTTTGCTGAATCTGGCTTAGGACTTGCTACTGGTATCTACGTAGATGAAACTACGACACAAGCCGCAGAAGACCACAACCTTGCTGGTACACTTAAGAAAAGTTGGCCACAGTTCTGGGAAAACAAACTGCCTAACTGGCTAGCTACTGCTGATGGTGAAGCTGCTGATGTATTCCGACATAAAAACCGGATGGAATCAGGTGGTTTGAACGTTGGTATTGATATGATTGGTTCCCTTGCACGCCTCACTAAGGCTGCTCAAAAGGCAGCATGGGCTACACGCTGGGTACCAAAGAACGAAAAGGCTGGTGTCTTCTTTAAGGACATGGCTGAGCAGTACAAAGAATCAGCAATGAATGCTTCACTGCGTACTATGGCTGATGCTGCCGCTGCACGTACCAAAAATATTGATGACATCGGTGCTTATAATTTGTCTAAACTTGATCCTGAGGCACCACTTGACCGCCCAATCAAAGGTGTTCACGATCTCTATGATAGCCTAGAAACTGCCACACGTTCTGTTGATCAGGGCGGTGTTGCTGGTGGTATGACAGACCTTGCACGTATCCAACGTAATGCTGGTACGCAACTAGGTCGTGTACGTAATGCTCTGAGTTCTGTTGCAGCTAAGTTTGCACTAGAACCCGAGAACCTCAAACGAGGTTGGTTGCTAGACACAGCAACTAAAGAGCTTATGGAGGCTGGTAAATGGGATGTAATCGTAGCAAACTACGGTAAGCTTACGAATGCACAGATTGTTAAGACAACCGCAGAAGTTGCAGAGACTCTGTTGGAGCCTGCAGCTGAGAAAGGTTTTCTTATTAAGATTCTAGATCAGTTTTCACAACTGTCTGAAACAGGTGTCAAGGCACTTGATCCGATCGGTAAGAAAGCAGTTAAAACTGCAATCAAAGGTTATGGAGAAAAGATCTATAAGCTTGAGCGGTATTTAGCTGATGCAACTCTAAAGACGCAGCTTGCCGGTCAGGTCTCTGACTTTGCTGAAACTGCAATCGAGAATCTAACTGAAGCTGGTGTCAAGAACGTACTAGAAGAGATGTATGATCGTCTAGAACTGTTGCTTGTTCATCAGAATATCTCTAAATGGGAAGCTAAGAATGGACTGATTAACCCTCAAAAGTTTAACACGTTTAAATCTTTGCTGAAGAACTCCCCTAATGACGCTAAGAAAGCTATCAGTGCTGAAGAGAAAGCACGTGTTCTGGCAATGGAAAAGATTATTCCTGATGCTAAACGTGTTGTTAGTACCATGCGTCAGATTGGAGAGGAACGCCCTGGGTATCTAAAACCATACTTAGAGATGTTGGATTACACCAACGGTGATGCAGCCTCTATTGCAGAAATGCATAAAGTTTGGAATAATCTGACTGGTTTCTGGAGTAAATTGTTTGTTGATCGTAACCCTGAAATGCCTAGCATGGTAGTTGAGGCGGCATGGTCAAACATTATGAACTCCAAACTTAGTGCGTTTGCCACACCAATTGCTGCTAAGATCGGTAACGTTGGCGGCATGATCTCTAAATATGCTGGTGCATATATGGGTGCAGCAATGTCGTTTGATCTCTATAGTATGCGACGTGCACACCATGCATTCGGTGCTATGTCTGAGTCATTAGCATTAGCTGGTAAGGCATATAAAGACACACTGTGGAAACTATCTACTCAGCCTAAAAAGCATTTTGAGTTGATGAAGCCTGACGTGGCTTTGAAAATTGACCAACGTATGGCTTTCTTGGAAAGCATGGCACAAGCTGCATTAGAAGAAGGTAATGACGGTAAGCTTATTATCGTTGAACAACTAAAAGCTATGCAGGATATGGCACTGCATCCGCTAATGCGTATCAGTTCTAATGAAATGTCTGCTAGTGACGCCTGGACTAAAGCATGGTTAGCTAATGTCCAAGCCCGTGCTGATGCATTTGATGCTGTCCATGGTAAAATTACTCTAGAGAACTTTGTTAAAGAAGGTGTAGAAAAAGAGGAACTTTTAAAAGAAGCATATGAGTTAGCTAACGCTAAGATGTTTGATGAGAACGGTAACATTGCTGACCCACGGGTTAACTTTGAATCAGCTGAGATTGCACTAAACAATGACAACTTCTTTGGTGATCGTATTGGCAATCTAACTCAAGGACTTCCTATCCTCAAAACTTTCTTTACGTTCCCACGTAGCCAGGGTAATGCTCTGTCTATGTTTGCTAAAAAGTATAATCCTATCTCTCCTGCTGTAAAAGGTTTTGGTGATGATGTGTATGATTTTCTGCGTCCTGGTAAATTTGGATTTACCGATTTTACTGACGTAGAAATCGAAGATGCCTTAGCTAAACGTGGTATTAAGGACATCCCCTTTGATCAGATGCAACAGCAGTTCATTCAACTGCGACATCAAGCCAAAGCTCGTTGGGCTATGGGTTCAATGTTCAGCATGCTAGCTGTCAATGCATTCTTGCAGGATGGTATTACTGGTGATGGACACTGGGATCCTAAGATTCAACGTGCCCGTGAAGAGCAAGACTGGGTTGCTAGAAGCATTAAAATACCTGGCACCAATAAGTACATATCGTACGATTTCCTAGGTCCTATCGGTGACGTTATTGCTACTACAGTGAACGTTGCTGATAACTGGGATACTCTTGGTGAAGATGGTGTTGATATCATGCTTAAAAAAATCTCTTTCTTCCTTGCAGCTAACATGGAAGATAAAGCTATGATTACCAGTTTTAAATCTGCGTTGGATGTTATTAACGGAGATGAAGGTGCTAAAGCCCGTTGGGCTGCTGGCATGGTAAATGATCTAATCCCTGGTGCAGGTCAACGTGGTGAATGGGGTCGATTGATGGCTCCTGAACGCCGTGAGTTGAACCGTACTATGGATGGTTATTTCCGCAATCGAAATAAGTTTGTGGATTCAATGGCTCCTGAGGGTGCACGTATGCCGATCTCTACGGATTGGATTTACGGGAAACCTGTTGATGGAACTGAACCATTTATGCTCCGGTTGTTCAATGCTTATAACCGTGGCATGAAAATCAGCACCGAACAAGGTCCTGAAGCTCGATTCTTAACTGCTGTTGAATATGATTCACGTCCACTGTTCAACAAAAATGCTGATGGTGTTGAATATTCACCACAAGAACGTGCTGAGCTCTACCGAATGGTTGGTGAAGATGGTTACTTCTTACAAGCCATCCGTGATGTCATGACAAAACACGTAGATTCACTAGATAAATTTGATGAACTACGACAAGCTAATAGCAACATTCCTATTGATCAATTCTTAATGATCCACTCAGAACTTGATTACCACCTTGAAATAGCTCGTAAATCAGCTGAAGAACGGTTATCTACTATTGACCGTTTACAGACTGAAGGATGGATCAAGAACGCTAACCTGGGTCGTGTACAACGTGGTCAAGCTCCATTAAGCTTCGCTGCTGAACAGTTCTTACGCGACTCTGTAAACAAGTAATGCTAATTTCTGATGGCAACTACACAAAATGAACATAATGGAAACGGTACACTACGCCGCTTTTCCTTTACATTTCCCTATATTAAAGAAGATGACGTTAAAGTCAGCGTACGTACTAGTAACGATGATGTAACGACTCTTGCCTCAACTACATACACTTTCCCGTCTGCCACGGAAATCCAACTGAGTGCTGTTACTGAAACAACATTCCAAGAATCGACGGGTGCACCTAAAA